GGCCTGCGTTTTCGCTGCTTCGATTTTGCTTTGCAGCGCCTGACGCTGCCCTGCGATATGTGCGGTCAGCTTTTCGTAGGCCAACGTTTTACGCAGCGCGGCGGCCTTGAGCTTGGCCGCATCAATGCCGCGGCTTGCCGCGATTTGGTCTAATATGGGAGTAGACGCGGTCTTATCCGTCGCCCACGCCCGCACCTCTGCCGCTTGGAGTGCCCATGTCTGAACCTCAAAATCAGGCACCTTGTCGATTTCGGCGGCAGAGTTAATAAAGGCTTGGGCGCTCGCATTTAAGTTTGAAATTTTCTCGGCTTTTGCAGCTGCCAATTGAGCGGCCGCGCCATCGGCTGACAAGACCCACATCCCCGCGTCAATCACATGATATTGCGATGGCGCCGGTTCGGATGCAGACATCACGGTCAGGCCGTCTGAAAACAGGTAATCACCCAAATCATCAGCAGCTTCCACAAAAAAATAGCCGACAGGAAGAATCGGCGGGCGGCATGTCATTTTTTCCGCGTAATGCCCCTTATCGTTAAAAATATAAAACATCATAACCCCCATTTTATTTACTGTTTTTCGAATACCACACCGCATTCCCGTATGCGTACGGCGTGTTCTTTTGTGGTAAAAGGCTGATATAAGTACCAGACCACCACGGCACCAGTGCGCCGCCGAAACCTGAAGCCATGCCGCGGATCGGTCTATAATCCTTACTAAGGAAACGTTGCGGCATACTCTCGCTTGTGATGATTAGTTCCTTATTTGTTTTCAGTTCCGCCACCACATCCAGCCGCATTTCGATTTGCTTGCCCGTCTGCCGATAAGCTATTGCCGCACCACCTTGCGCATCGCTCCCCGCCGTTACGCCGGCAACTGCGGCAACAGGTATCCAGCCCGTATCATAAGGCTCGATAATGTCGGCAATAATTTCAATGGCGGAAGGGATGGCGCGGCCGGTTTGAAAACTTTCGTCCGATGATGGGCAGGCATACGCGTCGCCGTACCAAACCTGCGAAGAGCCGCCAGCGTCGAGGGCGACGGCAATCAGGCAGCCTTCGTCAGCCATGATTTGCGCAGATTCTTGGAGCGTCGCGCCATAAGAACCGCTGACCCCTTCCAGATTTAAGAATACAAGGCTGCGGTCTGCTCGCTGGCCGATTGCGGCACGCGCACTTAAATAAGTGTCGGCATTTGGGATAACTCGCCCATCTTCTACAAGAACGGGGCCACGGGCGAAACTAGCCGTCCACTCCGCCCCTTCCTCAACCCATTTTGCGGCGCTTTTCCCATCCTTACTTTTCGCCGCCTTCAACTTGCCGTTGCGCAGCCAAACTGCTGCTGCATTAGTGTCATAATCTGAGGTATCCCAGTCACGATGTACTTTGCCATCAACAATTTGCAAGCCTTGTAAAGCCGCCTTCCCATCAACCGGCGGAGTCGTCCAGCCATCGCAACTCAACAGAATACGAGACCGACTACCTCCCACATACTCATGCAGTTTTTGTAATTTAATTTTTTTCTGTTCATCTGGAGTACCAAGCAGAATTTTCTTCACACAACCCGGGCGTGGGTTGATGACTTCCGTGATATTCCAACGTTTCCCACCCTCCGCACGGTAACGGCATCTAACAATTGTCGGCAGGTTAGACTCAGTATAAGTATCATCGAAATGTCCGAATGACTCGTTGATTGGCAACCAGCCGGGCAGATCCGGAATGTATTGGCTGGCTGCATCCTTTATGTACTGATAGCCACCAGCAAAAACTGTCAGGCCGTCCGGCAGTTCGGACATTTTTGTCGCGGAGGCAACAAATCTCGCCCGCGTCTCAAAATTAACGACATCACCGACACCGCGAATTCTCTTCCATCTCGCGCCGTCACCATCGACAATCACGTTATATCCGTCATCTGCGCTGGCCTTATCTTTTAAGTCGGCAATAAAGATGCCGCCACCGACCTGCTGGCCTTCGTGGTAGGACGAGACGATGGCGGCGGGCGAATCGCCTTTGACGGCTTGCCGCAACAGGTCGATTGAGGCGAATGTGGGAACGGTTTTCAGGCCGGATAATACGGCGGAAACTTTTTTGACTTCGTTTTCCGCCTGCCTTACGGCATCTTCCGCGCGTTCGGCGGAAGCGGCAGCCTGTTCGTGGAAGTCGGTATTGGTCAGCCCTGTCCCTTCGGCATTCCAAGCCAGGCCTTTGTTCGGGTATGGCGTGGGCAGGTTCAGGCTGACATTTTCAGGTGTGATGACGCCGACCTTTAAGGAACGTTCGACATTCTCACGTAATTGCTGGATTTGAATTGTCAGGCGGTCTAAAGCCGCATTCAATACTGTCGGATAAAACCCGCCGTGGTTGGTTAATACGGTGGGTTGCAGGTAGTCCTGATTGCTGACAATCACCAATCTGTGCCCTCTCGGCAATGGTTTCTTTAAGTCGATATATCCGCCCGGCTCTATGTCTTGGTTGCGTGCCACGGCCGCTTCGTAGTCTCTCCCGTGCGCCAATTCTTTATCTTCCCCGCTGCCGTCCGATACGACGACGGAAATATATTCGACCGACAATACTTTGTATTTGAAGGGGTAACGGCTTGTCGCGCCGTCGCCGATGTAAATACCTGTTTTCCGAATTTCGCTTGAAACCGCCATAACCATTCCTTTCCCATAGATGGCGCCATGATACGTATCACGGCGGTTTATAACGGGCGACACCCGTTATGGGGCGGTCTGTAATTTATGATGGCGCGGAATGTAAAAGCGGGCACCGTCGGGCTGCCCAAATTGGGTGAGCGATATGCTTGTTTTTGACAATATGGACGCGCAGGTTGAGCAGGAAACGAAGCGCGAAGCTGCAAAAGCAGCGGCCAAACGGCAGGAAGAGGCCTTCGGCCTTTTGATGCAGCAGGAGTGGGGGCGGAATATCGTCCGCGCTCTGTTGGCGCAGTCCGGCGTATGGCGCAGCAGTTTTAACGGCGACCCGCTTCAGACGGCCTTTAATGAAGGGCGGCGGGCAATGGGGCTTTACCTGTTGCAGCAGGTGCAGGGTAGTGAGTTTTTTTTAATGTTGATGGATGGCAGGGAAAATGAGCGAGGCGAATGAAGAAACTTTGTTGACGCAGCCGGAAGCGGAGCCGCAGGCAGAACCGCAGGCCGGAGATGCGGCGCAACCGGAAGCCGGTACGGCGGAAAATCAGCAGCCGTCGGAGGCGGCGGCAGTAGATGCGCCGCCGGCAGAGTATGTGTTTACTGCGCCGGAAGGTATGGAATACGACGCGGAAACGATGGGGGTTTATGCCGAAGCCGCGCGTGAGGCGGGATTGTCTCAAGAAAAGGCCGATTTGATTCTGGGCAAGCTTGCGCCCCATATGGCGGAAAAGCAGGCGCAGGCTTTGGCGCAGGCGCGTGAAGATTGGGCGGCCAGCGCGAAGGCGGATAAGGAATACGGCGGCGAGAAGCTGGCCGAAAGCCTGGGGACGGCAAAAAAGGCACTGGATGCTTTCGGCACGCCCGAATTGCAAACACTGCTTAATGAAAGCGGGTTGGGCAACCATCCGGAAATCATCCGGTTTATGGTGCGTGCGGGGCGTGCCATTTCTCAAGATACCTTTGTCCCCGCCGGGCGGCAGGCAGGGGAGGGCGATGCTCGCCGACTTTACCCTAACAGCAAAATGAACCCTTGATTTAACGGAGTAAGCATATGGCAACTATCGGCAATTTAAATCCTACGTTGGCGGATGTAACCGCCCGTATGGATAAAAACGGCAGTATCGTAACGGATATTGTTGAAATTTTGAATGAAACCAATGAGGTGTTGGAAGATGCGACGTATCTCGAAGCAAACGGCACGACCGACCACACCACCATCATCCGCACCGGCCTGCCTGAAGCGGTATGGCGCGAGTTGTATAAGGGCGTTCCTCCTTCCAAGTCGCAGATTGCCCGCGTAAAAGACGCCATCGGCATGTTGGAGGCACGTTCTCAGATTGATGAGGAGTTGGCCAAGCTGAACGGTAATTCCGCCGCCTGGCGTTTGAGTGAGGAGCGGCCGTTTGTCGAGGCGATGAATCAAAAAATGACTCAGACCTTGTTTTACGGTGATACCAACAGCGCGGCATTTACCGGCTTGAGCCAGCGTTATTCGGACAAGATGGCCGCCAACGGCCGCAATATTTTGGACGGCAAGGGTACGGGGGCGGACAACACGTCTATTTGGCTGGTCGTATGGTCGCCCAATACGCTGCACATGATTTATCCCAAGGGCTTTACGGCGGGCTTGGCGCAGGAGGATTTGGGCCGTCAGACTGTGAATGACAGCAACGGACACCCTTATGAGGCACTGAGCAGTAAGTTTATGTGGAAAACGGGCTTGGTGGTGCGCGATTGGCGGTACGCGGTCCGTATTGCCAATATCAAAACGGCCGATTTGAAAAAGGATGCTTCGGCCGGGGCGGACTTAATCGATTTGATGACCGAGGCGCTGGAGATGATTCCGAACATTAACGCAGGCCGCGCCGTCTTTTATTGCAACCGCGAAATCCGCAGTTTCTTGCGCCGTCAAATCACTAACAAGGTGGTCGGTTCGACGCTGGCCATGGATGACGTGGCGGGGAAAAAGGTCGTTACGTTTGACGGGGTTCCCGTCCGCATTTGCGACGCACTGCTCAACACTGAAGCCCGAGTGGCTTAAAGGGAGGAAATATGATTTTAGATTCGACGCTGAAACTGTCTGCGGCGCAGGCCGTTACCGCATCTGCGGCCACCGGGAATACGGTTGATTTCGGGCAAAAAACGCCCGACCTCGGGCAGTCTCCCCAGCCGCTGTATGCCGTGTTGTCGGTAGCGGCAGGTTTTGCGGGGCTGACTTCGCTGCGTTTCTCCTTGCAGCACAGTGATACCGAGAACGGTACTTTTGCCGATGTGATCAGCGGGGAGGCGCTCGTTCCTGCCGATTTAAAGGCGGGCGCGCAATATGTTTTGCCGCTGCCTGTCCGGCACAAACGCTACGTCCGCGGTTACTTCACCGTGGCCGGCACGGCTACGGCGGGTAAGGCGAACGTGTATATTGTCAGCGGCATCCAATGCAATACGCCGCTGCCCGAAAGCCCGAAAACATGGGGGAGTAAAAAATGATAGTCATCGCAACTAAAGATGGTTTTTACGGTTCGTTGCGCCGCGCAGGGGATGAGTTCGAGGTGGAAGACGGCTTGGAGGCATCTTGGTTTGAGCCGAAAGAGCCGAAAGAGCCGGCATCCGGCGAAGGCGACGGCGACGGCGAGGAATCTGCCAAGGGGTCGAAAGCCAAAGGGGCAGGGAAGTAGTCCTAATTTTCAGACGGCCTTGTGCCGTCTTTTCTTGAATCTCACGGAACAGTTATGGCATCTGAAGTAGAAATCTGCAATCTGGCCTTATCCAGGCTGGGCGACAGTGCGACTGTCTCCAGCATCAATCCGCCCGAAGGCAGCGCGCAAGCCGAATATTGTGCAACTTTTTATCCCGCCGCCAGGGATGAGTTGTTGGAGATGCATGCATGGGGGTTCGCTACTGTGCGGACAAAACCGGCGCGGCTTGAGGGTGCGTGGGATTACGTCCTGCCCGGAAACTGCTTGCGGGTTTTGAATGTGTCAGGGTGTGGTGATTGGACGATGGGCTTGTCGGAAGAAGGCCGCCGCATCTTGCACGCGGAACATGAAATATCGGAAATAAGCTACATCGCCCGCGTTACGGATACCACGTTGTTTTCCCCTTTGTTTACCGCCGCTTTGTCGTGGCATTTGTCTTCGATGTTGGCCGGCATTGTCATTAAAGGCGATACAGGTGCCCAAATGGGCGCGATGTGCGCCCAACAGGCTATGCAGGCTTTGCAGGCGGCTAAAAATGCCGATGCGTTGCAGCAGCAGCGCACCCGCCCGCATACGGCACCGTGGATGAAGGATAGGTAATGTCGAACATTCGTTTTTTAAAACAGACTTTTTCCGGCGGTGAGATTTCGGCCGAGATGTTCGGGCGGCTGGAGGATGCGGGGTATCAGAACGGGTTGGCTTTGTGCCGTAATTTTATGGTCCGCCCGCAAGGGTCGTTGGAAAACCGTGCGGGTTTTGAATTTATCCGCCCGGCAAAATATGCGGACAAAAAAGCCCGCCTTATTCCTTTTGCGTATTCCGATACGCAGACTTTGATTGTGGAGTTTGGCGAACATTATTGCCGCTTCCACAGCTTCGGCGGGACGGTATTGAGCGGCGATCAACCCTATGAAATCGAAACCCCGTACGGCGAGGGTGATTTGTTCGGCATCCATTATGTCCAGTCGGCCGATGTGATGACGCTTGTCCATCCGAATCATCCGCCTTTGGAGTTGCGGCGTTACGGCCATACGGATTGGCGGCTGGCGGAAATATCCTTTAAGCCATCCATCAGGCCGCCGCAAGGTTTGAGCATACGGACAGTTGTGGCGGACGGTAAGGGGGCGACAGATTCTTTTTATGTTGTAACGGCCGTCGCCCGCGACGGTGTGACTGAAAGTGAAATTTCCGCTGCGGTTGCGGTGAGCAACAATCTTTATACCACCGGCAATAAAAATATTTTGAGTTGGCAAAAGGTGGACGGCGCATCCCGTTACAAGGTTTATAAGAAGGCCGCCGGTATGTACGGCTATATCGGTCAGACGATGGGTACGGAGTTGGTTGATGACAATATATCTGCCGATTTGTCCGTTACCCCGCCGATTTATGAAGACCCGTTTGCCGCCAACGGTATCTCGGAGGTGGAGGTTGTTGATGGCGGCAGCGGCTATACCGATAAGGGGGCGATTGAATCGGTTGCCGTTACAAGCGGCGGGGGGCCGTCTCCGTCATACGGTATGGGTTATCCGAACGGACGGCACCGTACCGGGCAGCGCATCAATGCGTTCGGGCGGGTCTACGAATTTGCCGTCGCCGATCAGTCGGGCAGCGGGGCGGTGTTGGAAATCACGGTGTCCAACAACAGTATTACCGGTATTACCGTTATTAACGGCGGCAGGGACTATACCAATCCGCGCCTGCAAATGCTTGCGGTTTACAGCGTAATGATAAAAACCGGGCATTTTAATAAAACGCCGGAGGAGCGGACTGTCGGTGTGTCGTTCGATACTTTGCCAAACGGGCGGAATGATGCCGACGGGGTAAGGCGTAATGCAGGCCGTGAAGCGGTATTGGAGTTTGGCATTAGGGGCAGGCCGAAACCGGAGATAGAAGATGCGACAGGTTACGGCGCGGTGCTCTCGCCCGTTATTGAAAACGGGCGTTTGAAGTCAATAACGGTGGTGTCCCCGGGCAGGGCGTACACCGATCCGAAAATCAAAGTGGGTAATGCGAAAATCGGCCGCGTGAAACTCGGCAGCAGCAATTATCCGTCCGCCGTGTCGTATCACCAGCAGCGGCGTGTGTTTGCTGGAACGACGGACAAGCCGTTGCATGTGTGGATGACCCGTAGCGGCACGGAAAGCAATATGTCTTATTCTGTGCCAGGTAGGGCGGATGACCGTATTTTATTCCGCATTGCCGCGCGCGAGGCCGGGCGCATCCTGCATATTGTGCCGCTGGCAAAGCCTGTGTTGCTAACTTCGGGCGCGGAGTGGAACATCGGCACGCTCAATAGTGATGTTTTAACCCCCGACAGTATTTCCGTCTCGCCTCAATCCTATATCGGCGCATCAAACGTGCAGCCTGTCGTTGTCAATAATAGCTTGATTTATGCCGCTTCTCGCGGCGGGCATATCCGCGAACTGGCTTACAACTGGCAGGCGGGCGGGTATGTGACGGGCGACCTTTCGCTGCGTTGCCCGCATTTGTTCGATTGGCGGGAGGTGCGCGATTTGGCGTTGGGAAAATCTCCTTATCCCGTTATCTGGGCGGTATCGGATAACGGAACGCTCTTGGGCTGTACTTATATCCCCGAACAGCAAATCGGCGCATGGCACAGGCACGATACGGACGGTGCGTTTGAAAGCTGCGCCTGCGTGGCCGAAGGTGCGGATGATGTGTTGTACTGCGTCGTCCGAAGAAACATTAACAATCAGGACGTTCGATATATCGAGCGGATGCGGTCTAGGAGGTTTACCAGTCTTGACGACGCCTTCTTCGTCGATTGCGGCCTAAGCTACAACGGCGAGGCGACGGACACTCTGAAGGGGTTGCAGCACCTTGAAGGAAAGACGGTTTCGATACTTGCGGACGGTGCCGTTATGCCGCCGCAAGTCGTGAAAGACGGAACCGTCAGTCTGCCTGTTGAGGCGGTGAAAATACACGTCGGCCTGCCGATAGGCGCAGATGCTCAGACTCTGCCGCTGACTGCGGCTGTAGATCATGCCTATGGGCAGGGCCGTATGAAGAATATCAATAAGATATGGCTGCGCGTCTACCGTACAAGCGGCATCTTTGCCGGTCAATCCGATACCGAGCTTGTCGAATATAAGCAAAGGCGCACGGAGCCGCCCGGAAGTCCGCCGCAAACAAAAAGCGAACAAATCGAAATTGTGCTGCGTGCGCAATGGAATGCGGACGCTCAGATTTTTGTCAGACAAATTCATCCGCTACCCCTGACGCTGCTTTCTATGGCGGCCGAGGTGGCTATTTCATAAAGGGAAAACCATGCCACTTGAGACATCTGCCGCCGCCGGCGGCTATCTGGTCAATATCGGCGTAGTCGGCATCGCCGGTACGTTGTTCGGCCTGCCGCTGGACGCGCTGATATTGGGCGGCCTGACGGGTGCGGTGGTGCAGGGTTTGCGTCCTGCATCCACACGCCGTGCGGGCTTTTTTTCCATCATGCTGTCCATGCTGTTGGCGGGGGCGATTGCCCCCCTGCTGATGGGCTGGACGGCGAAACACATCGGCCTGTCGGACGGCGGCGCGGAACTCTGGCGCCCGCGCCCCCCCGCCGCCGGCGGCGGCGGTTGGCCGTGGCTGATGCCGCTGCTGCGCGATTACGTGCTGTCGTGGGTCAAGAAAAAAACGGAGGGATGAATCTATGTTTATGAGCAGTATCAACATACTCGCATCGTTGGCGATTATCACCCATTGCGGCTGCCGCTTGAGCGTGCAGCAATGGAAAATGAAGCAGCCCGAGTTATGGATACACGCCCTGCTGCTGGCCGCATCCATCGGCGTGGCCGCATCCAACCTGTCGGGGCAGACGCGCAACCCGCACGAGGTTTTTTTAAACGTGGGCATCGCATCCTACTTCATGGCGCAGACATGGCGGCTGCGCCATCGGGACGCGAAGGATTGGTAACACTTTGGAGGGAAAAGAAATGAATGAAAACCTTAAACTGGACGACGCGGGCTACGCGCTGATTAAAAAATGGGAAGGCGTGAAAACCCGCGCCTATTTGGATAGTGCGGGCATCCCAACCATTGGCATAGGTTTCATCCGCTACACGCTGGGCGAAAAGGCGGGGCGGAAGGTGCGGATGGGCGACACACTGACCGAAGCCGAAATCAAGGCCGAATTTCTCAATCAAGTCAAAACCTATGAAGACGGTGTGCGACAGGCGGTGCGTACGGAACTGACACAGTCGCAGTTTAATGCCTGTGTTTCGTTGTGCTACAACATCGGCGTGGAAGCGTTTGCCAAGTCATCCGTAGCCCGCCTGTTGAACGAACGCCGTTATCAAGCGGCCTGCAATGCCTTTGCCTTATGGGATAAAGTGCGCGGGCGCGTGGTGCGGGGCTTGGTCAACCGCCGCGCAGATGAACAGAAGGAGTTTTTCCGCAATGGTTGAACCGAGATATTGGAAACCCCTTGCCGCGTTAGCGGTGGCCTGCCTGTTGTTCGGAGGTTGGCAGTTTGACCGCACCATGCAATACCGAAAGGGCAGGGCGGATGAAGCGGCCAAAATCAGCCTGACGCTGGCCGAAGCCGCCAACAAACAGGCGGCAGCCGCGCGTGATAAGGAACGCCGCGCCGCCGCCGAACTGGCCGAAAGGCAAACCGAACTGGAAAAGGAAAGACAAGATGCCGAAAAAACTGTTAGTGCTATGCGCCTTGAGCTTGACCGCCTGCGCCAACACGCCGCCCGTCAAAGTGGCCGCCGAAACCTGCCCGCAACTGCTGCAACCCCCGCCGCACCTGATGGCGCGGCAAGTACCGAAGGCTGGGAGCTACTCGGAAAATGCGCTGCGGAATATGCGGGACTGGCAGAAACCGCAGACGACCAAGCCGCCGATTTGAGGGAGTGGCAGGCATACGGCGGGGCGGTGTCGCAGTGAGGCGAAGCAAAAGGCCGTCTGAAATTCAGAGGGTTGAAATCACCTGAAAAACGTTCCGCAAAAAATTTCCAGCCTTTGATTTTATTGGATAAAAACCAGCTTCAAACGTAATGATTGCGGAACGGAAATATAGCCGAAAGCCTTATAGATGCTTGATTTATTATGTTCTAGGGAAACATATATCAATGAATCAGCCTAAACACATCGCTTATGCTTTTCAAGCATCATTGAAGAACATCGCGCTCAA